AGCAGACAGATACTCAGACAGTTCATCATGTGGTATCTCAGATACGTTGAGTCCTTGCTTGAAGTATTCTTTCAGAGTGTCCTGCTTCTTAGTGTGTAGCTGGTGTCGTTCAGCACATGCCTCAAGAGACAGTGGTTCTTTCTGACCACGCTGTAGTATGTACTCACCTAGCATAGTGTCAAAGACTTTGCCGTCGTAGGTAAAGCCTGACTCCCACAGCCACATCAAATCATGTGCGGCATTGTGGGCTATTAAAAGAGTAGTACGATTAAGCTTGTCTTGTACTGTCTGTCTACCATTTAATGTGGGGGGATGCTCTGTGTGGTCAAACGTAATAATTTGCTCAAGGCCAGTACCATCTAGCATCCCCACCATAACCAATGTATTCTCAGGTTCGAATGGATCAAGGTGCATCTTGCCATTCCTTTTTACTACGGTGTTCTCTACGTCTAGGGTTAGTATCATATTGGCTATTCCTTTTTACTCATAGTATCCTTGTTTATCTTTTTTTGTAAACACCTCTTTTAACTCTTGTAACCCATCCTTAACTGTATTGTCAATACTATTAATTATATTAATTGCATCAACTGTAGTTATCTTAAACCACTCTCCTCTACGTTCTTCTGCCTTTTCACTGGCAAGAATATGAGCTTCAGCTTCTGCTCTTCTTCTATTGTTAAAGAACTCCCGATGCAGTAACACGTAATCCCTGCATGGACTAGACGTTTGATAACTTTTTAATCTGTCTTCAGCGTCAACTGCCATGCCTATCTTTATCCACCCATCCCACGCAGGGTTTGATATAGCATATACTTCACCTTCCTTGCTTGTAGTATAGTTTGATAAAGATGAAAATGCGGCATCATCAAATGATTTGTATTTACCTGCTCTATATAAAGGATGCTTCTTACTTACTTCTTTACCATTTACATACATACGTAATGAGTCACGTCTTTTTACGGCATCTGGATTATCCTTATAATACATTCTTTTTCCTGTGATAGGATTAAGTTCTTTTCTTTTGTCTATCATGCTACGTACCTCGCTGTTTTATACTCTAATTGACAATGGATAATCCCATGCCAACCTGATAGTTTATTCTTAACTAAGTTGAGGTGACGCATAGTATCCTCTTCATCCTGCCCCTCAACTGGTGGGTTCTTCGCAATCAGTATCATCAAGTCAGCTTCAGCCGCCTTACCTGTACGTGAGCCTTCCATCATAGCCTGATTGAGTACTACTTTATTCTCTGCATCAGCAGACAACTGCGACATGTAGAACATAGCACAACTGTGTTGCTTGGCTATCTGTCTGGCATGTATAGCGTTAGCCTTGAGTGCCTCGTCAGTACGACTGAAGCCACCTGTTCTGGCAAACTTATCACCCATGTCCAGTATAACTACGTCAGGCTTGTACGATTTACATACGCTCTCAACCCAACCCATGTCACGATTACTCGCATCGTATATCTTTATGTTTTCTTTGACTGATGCATACAAATCCCTTGCCTTGGCTGGGTTCTGCTTGATCTCCTGCATTGTCATGCCTGTTGCGGCAGTAAGATACCTAGCACCAACACGGTGTGAACCCTCCTCGTTACACAGGATGATACACTTAGCACCCTGATGGGCAAAGCCATTAGGCCCTGCAACCAGTGAAGCATGGAAGGAAGTCTTACCTGTGTTAGGTCTGGCCCCTATCTCAATCAAGTGTCCATCATTAACACCCTCAAGCTTACGAGTAAGAGTAGAGATGTTGAATGTCCAACGTGCTTCAAGATCATTCTTAGACAGTAAAGTCTCAACGTCAATGTCATCCCACTGTACTTTTAGATCAGGTGTGAAGTCATCACCGTACTGTTCCAGTAGTATACGTAGTGGCTCAAGGCTTGTCTTGTCACCGTTCACATAGTCAAAGCCTAAGTTGGCAATGTCCTCGCCCACTATCTGTTGGAATAACTTAGACAGAACTTCCTGTGCTATGTCACTACCCAGTGGTGGCTTACCATTTATCTGTGTAAACAGTGTGCTGTATGCCTGCTTCTGTGCTGTCGTCATGGTCGGATTGTTAGCCATGAACAGAGACTCTATCTCAGCAGGTGTAACGGTACGTTCGTACCTATCCATTGCGGCATCGACAGCTTCCTTAATCTTTCGGACATCCTTGCTGAACAATCTGTTCGGGCATCTAGCCCCACGATGTTCATCGTAAAAGTCTTTGTCCATTAGACTGCGTATTAAACTTAGTTCCATTATAGTTCTCCTATGCGTGTTAGATTCTGTAGGTCATCAGGGTTTCTGTATTTTAAATCGTCGTGTAGTTTCAAGACACGTACTGTGTCTACATATCCTCGTAGTTCTTTAGCAAATTGCAGTGTCTTAGGTAGGGCATCTGGGTCTAGTGCTATTATTGCTGTTGAGAACCGTGAGAGATACCTTTTGTGTGCTTCTGATAATGACGTACCCAACACTGCAACCCCTACATATACATTACTACCAACAACAGCGGCACTAACACAGTCCTCAACAACTACTGCGACACTACCATAGCCGTAAACGTATGGCAAGTCATTCTTTCCATAGCGTTTCCATTTAGGTAGTCGCTTACCTAAACTACGTCCTGTAGCATCTAACATGTAACCATTATGCAACACAGGAAACACAACTCTATGTTCTCTTACATCATACAACAGCCCTAACTCTTGTGGGTTTAACGACCACTCAGCACAGAAGTCTTGTATTGTACTGTAGTCTTTAACTAACCACTCAGGCTTATCAAAGTTAGGTATGTCCTCTGCAAATTCTAACCAAGCATTGACATGCCCTACTTTTATACCTGTCTTAGTTAACGACTTACGTATGTCAGCACTGGATAGGTGTACTCTCTTACCACCTGACACAGTACACCCTGCCTTGTAACAGTTCCATACGATAGAACCCATGTTGTTTGTAACAGTAAATGTTTTCTTACCATTACACTCAGGACAATCCATTCTTTTTGAATCACCATTAGTAAGTGTTATATCATTTATAATATTATTTATATTCATTATGTATCACTTTCTATGTTACTCACAGTGTTCGATTGTACAGATACATTTCTCTGTGTCAAGGCATTATTTGCAGCAGTGTACGTATTTTTTAAATAGGGTTTCACAGAAGCCACATTAGCATGGCCTGTCACTGCCATAATATTAGTCAAAGGTACACCCTTGTCTACCATCTGCACTACACCTGTCCTACGTAAGTCCATTAGTCGTAGCTTCTCAGACAGCCCAGCCTTACGCATGACAGCCCTTCCATTTTTTGAGAACCTCTGCATCGCATAGGGATAGAACACGCCACGAGTGGGCATTACATGAGGTGCTACGTACTCTTGAAAGCCGAAGTCTTGATGCTGACTTTGTAACATTATCATCAGGTCGTATGATATGGGTAGGAACACCTCTGCCCTACGTTTACTCTGCTCCAGTGTAAGCATCTTAGTATCAAAGTCTATGTTACTCCAACGTAAAGTACGCATGTCACCTATCCTCTGACACCACTCATACGTCATCTGTATAATCAAGCCAATGTTTCTAGTGCTGAAGTCTGAGTATGCTACGTCAAGAAACTTAATGACATCACCATGCTTCCACACTACCTTACGTTTGATCTCAGCCTTACGCTTGATGCTCGTGAATGGATTCTGTACAGCGTACTCCATCTCTATGGCATAGTTAAACACTCTGGATGCACAGGTAGCTACATGATTAGCGAAGCTGACACCTCGCTTAACCCAATCCTCATACACCCACTTAGCTTTCTTAGATGTGAACCCGTGGTATTTTTGCTGACCAATAGAGTTACATACGACACTGAGGAAATACTTATAGTCACTCTTAGTTGTATCCCTAAGCATGTCAAAGTCATTAGATTCATAGTACAGTTTTACTAAGTCCTCTATGCTCACCAGTTTATTCATCAAACTTACTCTCTAGCAAGTCTATTAAAGCAAGCAACTCATTTGCCTTATCTCTAACCGTAGGCCGTGACTTGCACACTGCGTCTGACTTTATGATGTCAGCTACACGTTTGATGCGTATAAATATTGCATCTATTTCATTTGTATCATTATCTATCTGCCAAGGTTGCTCTGCCCATTTAGCCATCGTTTATATCCTCCTCTATCTCAAAGTTAACGGTGCGTACACCCTGTATTTTAGCTACCTCTAGGTAATCAAAGGGGCATGACCTTAGCCATGCACGTAGCTGTTCTTCTTGCGACATCAACTCCCATTCAGCCTGCGTGTTGCCATGCAGTGACTTCACAGGGTGTGTGCTACTCAGTATTATTCTTCTCATTCCTCATGCTCCTGTAATATTTGTTTAAGTTCTAGTAGGGCTGTTGATTTTCCATTTGTGTTACCATCCCACTTTTTTACCCAGTCGTATACTAAATCTAGTACCTCACCATCAGTTAGTTCATCTGTCATCTTATTTATTCTCCTTATAATAATTACACCCA